CTGGTTATAGAGATCATTTGCTTCTTTGTGCTTTCCTTGGTTGGTCAATGCCTTGACCTTCTTCATCTTCTCTCTCTTCGCCAACTGCATAGCGGTTGGTTTCTTCTCATTGTAATACTTACCAGTCCCTGACTCAGGAGTTGCCATCCCTTCTTCAAAATTCATTCTTTCTCTCCAAGAATAATTTTCTTTTTTGACCTTCTTTCTTGAAGGTTCATCATAGTCAGACTTACCGTGTTTCTTTGTACCCGCTAAACCTTGACCTTGATTGTACCAATGAGATCCACCTTGTCTTCTATCATTATAGGGATGATACGAATTGGGTCTATTCATAACGTGACCTTTCTTCTTCTTGACACCTCTTTCTGCCTCGTGGTTATGTTTACGAGCATCAGCATTATACTTTGCACCGTAAGTTCCTGATCCACCATAATTACGTGCTATTCTATCTTTTACTTTAGTCGCTCTGTCTTTTCCCATATCTCCCTTTGGAGTTTCAGAAATAACAAATTTAGTTGACTTAATTATTTCTTCTGGAACACAATTAGGAACTTCTTTTCCACCTTTCATTTTAGTTGGAGGACTGCCAATCTTCTTTCCATCCCAACACTTAGATGCTCCCACGTTCTTACGTGCTTGCTTTAGACCTTCCTCTACAGATACTGGTGTGGTATCTTCGTGTTCGATTACCTTACCATCTTTATCCTTTTGATGATGCTCTACAAACTTAACAGGCATTGATACAGTTCCTTTTCCTGGAACGTACTTTGTAGTTCTAGGATTCTTAGGATCATCTGACTTGAAGTCTTTATGAATCTTATCATATTCCTTCTTAGTCATCTTGAGTTCTTCATTATAATTACCAACTGCTTCTTTTACCCTATGCAATACTCCCTCGTACTTTGGATTAGGTGAAGTACTATCAAAAGCAGGATTGTTTTTATAACGATCAGGTTGTGCGTCTCTTTGTTTTGTTAACTTCTTTGCTTTATCATCAAGATACTTTTTCATTACTGATGTATCCTTCTCTTCAATATGCTCCACCTCTTCTCTCTTAAACTGAGGATGATTGTCTAACTTCATTCCTCTTTTCTTTTCAAGTGCTGCTTTCTTTTTTGCTGACTCTTCACCTGTGTTATCAGAGTATCTATTGTCATACTTTTCATATACAGCAGCGTATGCTTCTGCCATCTTAGCACCTGCTTTTGCCATACCACCTACTCTCTTTTTAATTTGTTTATCTTTTATTTTTTTAACATCAGGGTTATCGCCTTTGTATTTCATATGTCCTTCAACTTCTTTCGATGCTTTAGCAACGTAACCACCTAGAGTTTTGTTACTCAACTCATCAAGATGCTCAACCTCTTCTTTAGCAGTCTTTGCTGCTTTCTTGAAAGCATCTTTTGCAGGATAGTCTTCATCACCAGGTTTTGCAGGTGATTCACCTCTTGCTCTCTTAGCGTGGATGTTAGCATAAAGACCTTTCTTCTCCTCTATATGCTCTACCTCTTCTGTCTTAGCAGATGCTTCTGATGGTTTTGCTTTTATAGTTTTCTGATTCTCGCACTGTGGATCTACAGTAGTCTCCTTTTCCTTAACAGTATCAATCTTTGGAGAAGCATCACTTGGTTTCATATTAAGTGTCGCTGCGTTTGCTGTCTCTACAAAAATCTGTGCTATTTCTTTTTGTGCAGTGCTGTGTGTATGCACATCGATATACTCACTAGGGTTATCGGTGTTATGATTAGCATACTCTACGACATATCTGACACGTTGTACGTCTGAAGGACTATACTTCAATAGTTTTGTCGCTGTTTTAAGGTCCATTTGATTAATTATCCTATGATATTATTTAGACTTTCGGAAGTCGCTAAATTTCTTTATGCTTTGCCCAGGAGTCATTGCCTGTACTGCTTGTCTATAGGTATCGGTTCCTATTTTCCAGTCGTTTCCTGACCCATCATCAGCAGAATGATGTTTTTCTCTTACCTCATTTAGTGAGGTTAACCAACAACGGAATCTCCATCCGTTACCGTCTTCAAATATTGCATAGTTAGTTCCACGATGAACAATCTTACCTTGAACACCAGTGTCTAGGTGCTCAACTACTGTTCCCATATCAAAAATACTTTTGCGAACGTATGCTTCTCTTAAGTTTTGTAGATCTAACTTAGGAGCGATCTGCCAGAGTTCTTTAATCTCTACGTCCTCTTTCTCTTGGATACCCATACCTTTACGTACCGCATCCATAAGTCTTTTTGCTACTCCCTCATCTTTTCCAGGGATACCTTTAGCAAAATCTTCTAGGTTTCCTTCAGCAGCAAATGCACGCATCTTAGATGCAGACATACCTTCAACACCTTCAGCATCAGGATCTCTTTGTCCACCAGATACTACCTTGAGTTCTTCAAAGTTATATGCTTGACCATTATATTTTTGTAGGAGGTCATTAAATTCTGCTACCCTATCACTACCAACAACCATTGTTACTGAACTGTAACCCTCTTCATTGATAGAAGACAATACATTAAAAATGTTTCCTTTATCAGGATCATTTTGTATTGCATTTGCGTGGTCGGGGAACATCTGTTTAAGATAGTTTATCTTCTCCGCAGGTTCCAACGGATTTTTCTTTGCATCAACAGTACGTGATGGATAAATCCTGTATTCTCCTCCTTGAGAAGACTCCGCAACTTTGGATAAAAGTTTTTCGTGACCCACAGTAGGAGGATTGAACCTCCCAAAAGTAATTGCAATGTTTCCAAGATCTGTTACCGATGAATTACCTTCATTTTCAGCAGCACCTTCTTCAGCACCCGCTTGTGCTTGTTCTGCTTCATCACGAGAAACTGTAACAAGTCTCTCACCACCTTCTGATTTTGCCACAATGTTACCTGTGCGATCAGCATAGTAACCGTGACCAACGTGTTGGAGACCTCGTTTCGCTGCTGCTTCTCCTGCAACAGTGCGTGCTTCTGATAGGAATTGCTTAAATTTCATAATACTATTTATCAACCCCAGTTCTTTTCTATATTAAAGTTAGTTTTACTGAACTCTAGTCTGTCAACTAACTTTATAGCGGAACCAGATTTAATTGCTACAAAACCTTCTGGTGCTGTAACACGATAACCATTGTCAGTTTTGATGTAAGTACCAATAGTATTTACTTTTGATAACTGACGAACAATATACATCTTACATTCAGTTAAATTCATATAAGATGCTACTGTCATATATATCGGTCGTGCATTAGTTTTAATAAACTTTAGACCATCTAGTTGTATCTGTTTATATTTATTCTTTGTCGCTTCTGTTTTCTTGGTATCAATTTCTTTTTGCAATGTTGCTTTATAAAATTTCTCAAAAGCATTAGATACATCTGCTGTACTAGAAAACTTCACACCCTTTTTAATATAACTGTTAAAGAATAATTTAAAGACTTCTGATAGTAAAAACTTACCACTACCTGTCTGTCCTAGAACATCTAAGAACTGTGATGCTTGTTTGAGAGAACCCTCTGCACGGTTTGTTGCTGAGATAAACTTAGATAATGTAGTTCTATCAAATGTAGAAGCACCTGTTGCATCTTTAAAGTTAGATGAGAATACTGCTACGTCATTACTTTTCATAGAAGATGTATTAACACCGAAAGATGCTTTCATATCTCTAACTGTGCCATCACCACCGCTATACTTTGTATGGAATACGATACCCATCTTTGCGGTTCTAATTTTCTTACCCATATCACTCTTTACAGGTACAGCATAGGTAATAGTATTAGGTGTAAACACATAACAAGATTCACCATTTACATTTCTAGTAACCACATCATTATAAAAAAGTAAATCACCTTGCAGTACACCTTTGATACCTAACTTAGGTAAATATTCTAAACAAACCTTAAGTTTATCTGCTAGTTGACCTGCATAGTATGTGTCTATATCACTATTGCTTCTACAAATTTTTGGTGTTCCTTTATTAAATACTGCTTTTGTTCCAACAAAAAATTTTCCTGTAGTAGGATGCTGTCCACATACAATAGCAGGTGCACCATCCCATTTGGTAGTGATTCGTATATTGGAATGTGGTTCTGTTAACATAAGACCTAACTCTCTTAGAATCTTGATAGCATTTCTACCACCATTAGACCCACTGTTGAGTATATCGTCTTCTAAATGTTCGAGGTGAGTGTTTTTCATACTATCCTAGTTTAACATCTATTCTGATTACTGGATTATATTGTGTGACACCTTGTAGACTGGTAGGAATCCTCTCTATAGGACCTTGAACACCTTGCCCTAGTTGTCTTGTCTTTGGAAATGTACCTTGTTTCTTTTTAGAAAATCTTGGATTTACTATTGCACAAAACTCTTGTACTAATTTCTTAGTAATTGGTCTCAAACCTTTTTCTGTTAGTATATGTGTCGCTATTTGGAGAGGTTTTCCTTTTAATGTCAACTTTCCTGTGATTGATTCTTCTACAAAGGCACATCTAAATTCATCATAGACTGATCCGACACCATCCTTACCTTTAGTTCCTATAATTTCTATCAACCTTTCTTCTAGTGCTGCTGCATTTGGATTGTGTTTGACTAATGAATCAACGTCTTCCTTTGTCATATATTTATTTGGAAAAAATGCTTCCACATCATTAATTACTGCTTGGATATTTGCCAAAGTATTACCATCTGTGCTTGAACCTTTACCTCTAGCAATTTTTTTATATATTTCATTAAGTGCAGTTACATTAGTCTCTATCATTGAACTACTAAGTTGAAAAGAATTTCCATATTTCATAGAGCATTGATATATCTTACCACCTTTATAAAAAACTATATCAGATTTACTTCCCGATTCCATCTTTTCAAATGAGGCATAAAATTTTAAACTTTCATTAGTGGATAAGGTCTTTGCAAGTTTATCTACTACTTTTACAGAGTCTTTTTGTACTGTACTGTTTGTTTTATTCCAAGTTTCTAATGCTTTTTCTTTAGTTTTTAGTTGTTTACTAGATAAAACTTCTGGATTAGTAAGACGACTATATGCAGTATGTAATACGCACCATTCAAACTGAGTTCCTTGATCTTGTTTCCTTGCCATCGACCTTTTTTTACTATTTAGAAGGTACCTGCTTTTTTATATAAATTCATAGCAAAACAACGTCTTCCTGCTGACGTAACTGGCACTTCGTGTTGCATCTTTGCATCAAATATTAATAGTTGTCTTGCTGACACATAGTATGGATTACGTCCGTCAAATATTATAGGTGATGCACCATCATCTATTTTTAAATATCCAACAGCAGCAAAATCAGCAGGAAAATGACAGTGTGGTTTCACATAGTCTCCCTGTTTATAATCTGCACCCCATATATCTTTAGCAAAATATTCTACATCTGTGGTTCCATCATTCAATCCACCATAAACTCTGCCACCTGCATTGTATATCAGGTTAGCAATCATTTTACAGCACAAATTGACATATGATTCGCACTTAGGCATTTTCATATCCCAATCAGTTTGACGTGCTACAACATTAGATGCTTCTGGTGATGGTTTATCTAACTTTAACCAATCATCAATAACAGTGTTTGCTTCTTCAATACATTCATCTGGTAGTATAAACTCAAATACTGGTTGTCCACTACCGACATAAACTGTCATCTTAGTTCATTAACTTTCTCTACTATTTTATCTATAATGTCAATATCTATTCCTAAAAATGGTGGAATGATACCTAGTAGACGTAGTGTTCCATCTAAAAATAATGCTAGGCAAGTAAATCCTAATATCATACTTATGACAGTAGCATCTCTGTTATGCTTACGCATAGATTCTTCATCTATTTTCTTCGCTTGTTCTAATGTCTGTTGAAGTAAAAATTTAACTTCTTCCTTAGTATAAAAACTTCCTAATCCTGGAAGTTTTATACTTGGTTTCATATCTGAGAATGGAAAATTAGTCATTTCCTTTTCCTGTTGTGATTTATCTGTCACCTTCCTTTCGTTCCTCTGAACGTTTTATAGAAAACTCTCCCTCTGGATAGCGAGATGCAAGTTTCACTGTATTACGGAAGATTACTTCTGCAAGACGTTCATCCAATGCCATTGCTGCTTGTGCAGCATACCACATCACGTCTCCGAGTTCTGTAACAAGGTGGTCTTTAACATCATCGTTCCAAGGTTTACCTTGAAATTTGATTTTTTTAACAAGTTCCATAAACTCGCCCGCTTCAGCAACCATTCCTGATGCTGCGGTATCGAGTCTTTCTATTTTACACCCTTCTTTATGTAGTTCCTCGTACCTTTCTATTAGAGAATCATAACTCTTACTTGCATCAGATGTTACCAAATCAACGAACTCTGTGTACTTATCAAGATCTATGTCAAATTTCTCTGCTGTTTTTTGTCCCTTTCTTTTTTTCGCTTCTGGTGATGCGAACCCCTTAAAATCTTGTGATTGTGTAAAATCTTGAGGCATTGGGTCTGGTGTAGAAGTCATACTTTAAAATCAGTAAATAATGTTGGTTGAATTTTAGGTGTGTCCTCACCATTGTGACCAGGATCTATAATATTCTCCTGCTGATCACAATCATACAGTCTCATCTTCCCTCTGTCAATACCCACAACAAATCTTTTGTTCATTGTCGGATCGTTGTATCTATTTTTTAACTGCTTGATCATTATTTGACCGTTTGCTTCCAAGTCTTCACTAGAGATAAGAGCAAACATAAAGTCAGCAGTTGCAGGAAGACCAAAAGATTCAGAAGTGTCGGTAAGTTCCACGTCTGAATTACCGTAACCTGATCTAGTAGTTTGAGTAGCACTAATGATAGGAAGGTTGCACTCAGCAGCAAGACCACGGAGTTCTTCAGCGATTGCTTTAACATAGGTATAAGAGTTAACTATTGCCCCCTTATATCTAGCAGATGCACAGATGTTTAAATAATCTACAAACACTACGTCAGGAGTAAAAGACTTTTTAATTGCTAACTCTTGTAGTAGAGATTTGAAATGACCTACGTGTGCTGCTGCTGTTGGATATTCTTTTACAATAAGACGACCTTGAGTTTTCTCTGCAACCTTTGTCAACTTATTATCGTACATAACTTTAGGCAATGTTTCTAGTTGTTGTACGTTTATATTCAATAAGTTTGCATCAATACGTTCAGCAATTTTTTCCTCTGCCATTTCACAAGTAATATAAAGAACATTATATCCTTGCATTAGATGTGAAGCAGCGGTGTGGCACATAAACAATGACTTACCAACACCAGTTCCTGCCAGTGCGATATTCAATGTCTTCTTACCTAGACCACCCTTTGTAATCTTATTGAGCATAGAAATATCAAAAGGAATTTTCTCTTCCTTTCTATGATAGAAATCAAATCTATCGTCAGCATCATCTATGTAATCGTGTCCAACAGAATTATCAAAACTAACAGCAAGTGCATCAGTAAGTAATGATGGAATAGCATCTCTACTTGCTTTCTTCTCACCGTCAGCAATTTGAATTGACTCTAATAGAGCGTTGTATATTGCACGATCACGACACCACTTTTCTGTAGTGTCTACTAACCATTTAATATCGTGTGCTGTATCTTCAAAATTAGAAATACTATTTTGTATAGTCTTAGATTGTTCATCTGTAAGATCTCTACGGGTTTCTAATTCAATAGTCAATGCTTCCTTAGTTGGAAGACGATCGTACTCAACAAAATATTTTGATGTTTCTTCAAAAAGTATTTTGTTATTAACATCTTCAAAATATTCTCCTTTAAGATGTGGAATTACTCTACGAG